GGAACGGTGATAACCTTGCTGCGAAATCCGGCCATAGGCGCCAGCGCCAGCGCGCGTAAAGGGTTAGTTGATGCCTTCTTTGCCATTTAATTACTCTCTGACTGATGCGGGAGAAAGCGGCCTGAGCCGCCGTTATTATGCTGCGGCCGGTGCCGGTACGATCGCCACAGGCTTGCCCTTCACGCGCAGCGTAAACGACGCGGTAACCACGCCCGCAGTGGACAGGCTCCAGCTGTTCTGGCGCACTTCAGCCAGGAAGGCATAGCCATTACCTGACGGGAAGATCACCTGAAACGCGTGTACCGCATCTGTTTCATAGGCGGTGCGCAGCGTGCTCTGCCCGACCTCATCCGCTGACCAGTTGCCGGACAGCGTTACCTCGCCGGGCGCGGCCAGGCCGTTCGTCATTTCCTGCTCGGTGGAGCACAGCGTGGTGGTTTCGATATCGGACTTCTGTCCGCCGGTATAGCTCAGCTCTTTGGTTGAACAGTTGATACTCTGCCAGGTGGCGCCGGTAGGGTTGGCTTCCGTGGCCGCATCGGCGGAAACGTTGATTTTCGTTCCCTGTGTTTTTTCATACTTTGAGGACATGGTTATCTCCGGATAGTAAAAAGCCGCCCGGAGGCGGCCTGTTCGGGGTTAATCCCAGATTTGAACTTCGAGCGTGGCGCGGTAAAGCGACGTGTCGGGCTCATAGTCGTTTAGTTCATTAAGTGAGACGGGGCTGAGCGGCGCGATCGCCGTGCGAAGCTGGCTGCGGATCGCCCGCGCTTCATCAACGGATTGCGCCCAGGCATCAATTTGCAGCGTACTGGCCGTTTCGGCCTGACCGCAAAACACATCGCCGGATACGGCCGTGGGCAACAGGAAAACCACCCACGGCGCGGCGGTGCCGGAAGGCGCAACGTAAGGAAATACGTTCCCGCCCGCCAGGCTGCCAATCAGGGGATAAATATCGGCCTCCGTCATTTCGACAATACCTCATCAATGGCCTGATTCATTCGCGCCAGCGCCACGCGCGAGGCTTCTTCCTGCCTGACGTCGAAAGCCGGACGCACAAAAGGATGTGCCGCCATCTTTGAGGTGCCCATTTCCACAAACCGCCAGTAGAAGGCGTTACGCGGGTTACTGGCCTTCATGGTGTTATCACTGTTGCCGGTGTTGGGATTCACGCCCCGGATGTGCACGCCGGAAGAGATTTCCCCCCGGCGCCGCGCTTTTTGCGTCATCACAACAACGTTTTTCTTCAGCTTTCCGGTCTGCACGGGCGCTTTGGCAATGACTTCATCACGCAGCACACCGGCGCCGGCGCGCGTGGCGTCACGCAGCACCTTGTTATTTTCCGCCCGGCTGAGCGTTTCCAGGTCTCTGGCGATATCCGTCAGGCCGGAGAAATCCAGAAGTGTATCAATCACTTTTTCACCCCCTTCTCACAAAGCAGCTCCAGCCGGGTACCGTTTTCGGCGGTGATGGCTGATTTGATGTCGTAGACCTCACCGGTGCCGGTCGGCGGATTGTGCACCACGCGCCAGCCGGTTGAGATAGCCTCGCGCAGATTGTTGCGGATCCAGATGCGGGTGGTGGTACCGGAAAGCTCGGCACCGGCGTTCAGCAGCTCACGCCCGGACACGTCGGCTATGGAAGCCCGGCAGCTTGCCACATTTTCCCAGCCGGTAGCGGGCTGGCCGGACGGCAGGCGGCCGCTGGCGGGTTTTTGCAACGTCACCCGGTAACGCATCGGTCCCGCCCTCATACGCCATAAATCCGGTAGGGCTGAAGGAACGCTTCAACCGCGAAATCCGGCGTGGCCACGCTGACGCCGGTCACCACCGCCTCGCGGTTTGCATACCAGTGCGCAATCAGCATCAGCATGGCGGTTTCAATGTCCTCGCCGTACAGCAGCGCGTCCGGATCGGCCAGATAAAGAGGATCGGCGGCATCTTCGTAAAGCGTGCGGCGGGTAGAGTTTTCCACGTACCGCGCCGCCGCCTTTATGCGGGCCGCCAGCCAGGCATCATCCTCGGTAAAGTCCTGCTCGATGTTGCAGTGATGCTTTACCTGATCAACGGTCAGCATAATTCCCCCTTACTTCGTTTTCGCCTTGCCTTTGGCGCTGCCGTCGTCACCGGACTCTTTTTTCGCGCCCGGCTCCTCGGCATAGCCCCGCTGGATAAGCTCGCGCCCGTGCTGCTCCAGCGTTTCAAACGTGGTGCCCTCGGTCAGTACCTCGCCCTGGTGATAGATGGGTTTGATGGATCGCAGTTTCATGGCTGTTTCCTCATTGCACTGGCGGCCCGCAGGCCGCCATCAGGGGGTTATGCGCCAGCGGCTGCCGGTGCGGTAAAGGTGCCGTAGATAAACGCCTCGGGGCGCTTGACGGCCAGCGCCAGACGCTCCTCACAGCGGATAGAAATCATGTTCTTCTCGAAGTCGTCGGCGTTCTCGGTGGAGATAACCACGTTGGCATCTTCACGGTCGAACAGCTGCGCGGCGGCATTGAAGGCGCCGGTCAGGAACTTGCCCTGGAACGCGGCGGCCTCGGTGGCCACAACCGGCAGGCCCCACAGCGTCGGCCCGGTCAGCGCGGACGGGTTCGCCAGGATATAGCGGCCCAGCGTGTCTTTGGTCAGCTCGATCTTCGCCCAGTCGATAAAGTGCAGAACGTGGCCGGACGCCGGGAAGCGCGCCAGCTGCGCCTGAAGCATCGCCAGGCGCAAATCGTCGATACCGTTCTGCTGCTCAACGCTGAACGCAGCCTTAAACGCGGATGCCTGCGGCACTATGCCTTTCAGGTGCGCACCGGTGCCGTCACCGAACAGAATCTCCTGCTCTTCGACATACTTCAGGCCATAGCGCATCTCAGCATCCACGGTGGACTGCAGCTGTGCGAAGTCGTCCAGAATCTGCTTGGACGCCTTGAACATGTGGGCGATGGTGGTTACCGGCGTGATCTGCGTGGCGAATTCGATATCGCTGTATGGCTTGGTCGTCCCCTCCGGCACGACGGCGGCCTTATTGGTAAAGCCGGTCTGCTGTACCCAGAAGATGGCCGGCGCGCTGGTGCGGCCCGGTGCGATGAGGTCGCGAATAAACAGGCGCTGTTTCGGGGCGGTGTCGATACCCGGCTGGCGCTGAGGCTCAACCACGCCATCAGCGACGCCGGTTGACAGCAGCGCAGCATTAACCGGCACGCTGACGCGCTTGCCCCCTTCCACGCTGGCGGCGAACGCCTTGAGGGCTTCTGAGCTGATCACGGTATGACCCACGGACTCGACGACCTTTTTCGCGTTTGCCAGCGGCATGTTAGCAACATGCTGCTCAAGCTCGCCCAGAGAAGCCTTCAGGGTTTTATTCGCTTCGTTCAGCGCGTTGAACTCGGTGGCAATCTTGTCCACTGCGTCCTTGGTCTGGGCAGAGAGCTGGCCGGAGTTTTTCGCCTCTTTCAGCGCGTCTTCGGCCTTCTGGCTGAAGGTGCCGGAAACTTCTTCCAGCTTGGCGGAGACTTTTTTCAGTAACTCGTTTACATCTGACATGGTGATTCCTTATTTGCCGAACGCGGCCAGCGCGTTTTGAAGTTGTGTAATATTTTCAGGATTGATTTCGTCGGTAGCGCCCGGCATACCTTCAGGACTGGCAGCAGCGCCTGGCTTGCTGCCGGATAAAGCTTTAAGCAGTTTTCGACGCTCGGATCGCGGCGTGTCGGTCTTTGCCAGCAACGCATCAAGCTTGCGCAGCGCGGCGGCCGGACTGTCGTCGTCGTCCGCGATTTCATCAGCGGACAGCAGGCGATCGGCAAAGCCTTTTTCAACGGCATCACTGCCGCCGATATAGGTTTCGGCATTCATCATCGCCTCAATGGTTTCAGAATCCAGTCCGGTTCTGGCGCCGTAAATATCATTCATGGCCTTATCGAAAGGCTCCATATCCGCTGCGACCTGCGCCAGGTCGTGACGGTTGCCCATCGCATAAACCCAGCAGTTGTGGATCATCAGGAAAGCGCCGCGTCCGATTTGCACGTCGTCGCCGGCCATCGCGATGATGGAGGCAGCAGACGCCGCCAGGCCCATCACCTTTACCGTAACCCGGCCTTTGTACTCGCGCAGCAGGTTATAAATCGCCAGGCCTTCAAACATATCGCCGCCCGGCGAGTTGATATTGACGGTGACGTCCGCGCCGTTCATCGAGCGCAGCGCCCCGGCAATGCGGCTGGCCGTTACGCCGTCGCCCCAGTAATCGGCGCCAATTACGTCAAAAACAGAGATGCTGTTGTCGTCAGCGTTTGCGGCCCTGATGCCGCCGTTCCAGCGTTCCATCGCGGCGGACGGCAAATCCCGTTTTGAGAGTGCAGAAGGCCGCCCCGCCGGTGCTTCCGGAAGGCTTTTCAGTGTCATGGGATTAGCTCCTAAGCCGCCTGTTTCAGCGGGGATTGCTCAAAAGGTATGTCAGGGAAAATATGGTTATGCAGTTTCCGCAGCTGTGCGGCCTGAGCGGCCTGGCCGTTGGCTTTCAAATCCTCCAGCGGCGTCAGGTTCAGCTGGACGGTGTAAAGCTCGCCACCTTCAATCGGCGGCATGTTCTCAAGGCGGCGCACGTCATTGCGTGACATCCAGCCGTTCTGCAGCGCCGTCGTGTAGTACGCGGCGCGTCCGGCGCTGTCGGCACGCAGCAGGCCTTCAACGGAAAATTCCGCGAAAAGGTCTTCGTCACCGTCCAGCAGGCAGCGCGAAATCTCCTGCTCAATGTTTACCAGCAGCGGGCGCAGCGTGTTGGTCAGAAACTGGAGGTTCATGCCCTCAACGCTTGACGCCCAGCTACTCTGCTTATCGGCATGGCCGACCATAAACGGCGGCACGCGGAACCAGCGGCAGATTTCCTCAATGCTGAATGCGCGCGATTCCAGCATCTGGGCGGCTTCGGGATTCATGGTGACGTTCTGATATTTCAGCCCGCCTTCCAGTACCATAATCTTTCCGGCGTTTTTGGATCCGGTGAACGCCTGCATATAGCCGCGTAACCGCTCGCGCTGGTCTTTATCCAGCGCCTGCTCTGCCGACAGAAACCCGGAGCTTTGCAGCCCGTTCTCAAATATCTTGGCCGCCGACTCCTCAACCGCCATTGCGGAGCCGATCACGTCACGCCCGGCCATCATCGGCATCATGCCGCAGACGCCATCCAGGCCAAAGCCGCGAATGTGCATCAGGTTCTTTACCGGAATGACGCGCTGCGTCTGCACCTCGGTATAGGTGTATTCCAGATTGCCGTTATCCAGCCGCTTTACAACCATGTTTTGTGGCAGCAGCGGCACCAGCGACACCATACGATTGCCGATCATCTTTTTTTCGACAAACGCATTGCCGCGCAGGCAGATGCTGGCAACCACCATCAGCATGAAACGAGACGGCGTCATTTCCATATTCGGGCGGCGGCACAGCACCTGATAGGCCGGATGCGAAGTGGCTGGCTTGCGCGAGCCGTCCGGCTGGCGCTCGTAAATCTTCAGCGGTAGCGTGGAAACGGATTCGCTCAGCAGCCGGACGCAGGCCCAGACGGCGGACAGGTGCATCGCTTTGTCAGTCGATACCACCTTTCCGCTGCTGCTCATGCCCATCCATTCCTGCCAGAACGTACCGGTAGTCAGTCCGATCGGTACGCCCAGCCAGTTCAGCAGCGCGCTTTTCACCTTGCCGGGCTGTTTGTTCTCTTTCATCAGAAACCTACCATTATCGGATTATCAAAGAAGCCGCTTAAGTCCTGCGGCTCTTCTCCGCCGTTGAGGATCAGACGACTGAGCCCGGTAAACATGGCGACCGGGCCGTCTATTTTTGCCTCTGGCGTCGATTTATTGGGAAACACGTTGTCGTTTTTGTCGGTCTTTGCGGTAACGTTGCTCATCATCCAGGTCATGACCGGATGATTGTTGTGGTGCAGGCGCCCGGCGTAGGCCAGCGCCTCCGTTTCCTTCATGGCTTCGGACAGATTGCGCACCGTCTGCGCCACCTCCACCATCGGCACGCCCTCTTCCGCCAGTGAGAGGCTGAATTGCGTTGCACCCCACGGGTCAAAACCGATTTCCCGCAGGTTTTCACCGGCAATCCACTTCAGCAGGTCTTCTTTGATAACGGCGTGATCCACAACGTCACCGTCCGTCAGCGTCAGGTGGCCGCTGTCGCGCCATTTCTGGTACAGCTCGGCTATCTGTCGGGAGCAGCGTTCCAGACGCCCCTCAGGGAGCCAGAACATAAAGTCTGCGTGCACGTGCCCCGCCGGAGCCCGCCAGACTTTCACCGCCGCGCAGATATCAATCTTGTTTGCCAGATCCACGCCGACCCACATCGGGTACGTCTTCAGCTCGTGCACCGGCGCCAGCGGCGCGCATTCTTCCCACTTCACCATATCCATCCAGGCCGACTCAGCGCTGACCCAGATATTCAGGTGCTTGGTGAAAAAGTTGTTGCGGGCGGAAACCTGCTCCTGTGCCTTTTTCGCCAGCCGGCGCAGATCGTCCCAGCGCTTACAGATGCCCAGGCCCGGATTGGCCTTCTGCCACACTTTTTCGTCGAAAGGCTCGTCGCCCTCGTCCAGGGTAAAGATGATCCCGAAAAAGGTGTCGTCATCCACCACGCCGCTCAGTACCTTCACCGCGTAATCGCGCAGCTCGTAACAGATGCCCTCACGGTTAAAGCCTGCGGTGGTAATGGCAAACAGCAGGGACTGCGAACGGGCGCCGGTTGCGGTTTCCAGCACGTCCCACACGTCGCGGGTGCGGTGCGCGTGCAGCTCATCAACGATCGCGCAGTGGATATTCAGGCCGTCGAGGTTATTGGCATCGCTGGAGAGCGGCTCAAACTTTGAGGCGGTGCGCTCCTGAAAAATTGCCAGCTTATTGTAATCGAACAGCCTGCCCAGCGCGGCGCGGGACTGCTTAATCATGTTCACGGCGTCGTTAAAAACGATACGCGCCTGGTCGCGCGTGGTGGCGGCGGAATACACCTCGGCCCCGCCTTCCCCGTCGGCACCAGCCATATACAGGCCGATGCCGGAGGACAGCGTTGATTTAGCATTTTTACGCGCCACCTCGTTATAAGCCGTGCGGAAACGGCGCACCATTACCGGCTTGCCCTTACTGTTCAGCACCTGCTCACCCGTCAGCTCGTTTATCTGCGGCACGACGAAGCCAAAAATGTTAATCAGGATAAAGATGTGCCAGTCCATCAGGTCAATCGGCTTACCGGCCAGATCGCCTTTGACGTGCGGCACAAATTTATAAAAATTGAGGATGTGCTGCGCGCGGCTTTCGCTGAAGAAAACGTTGCGCTGTTCGCCGACCTGCAGATCGTCCAGGAACCGGGCGCAGGCCTGCTTCACATATTTGCACGCAACGATTTCGCCGCTTATCACGCGCTCGGCGTAGCGGATACCGTCTGCAACCTTTGCCATCAGTCCCTCGCTTTCAGGAATTCTTCCAGCGGATCGACCTTATCGGGACCACCAGCATTAACTTTACTGCGCGAAGCCGGTGTCATGCCGAACTCTGACAGCATGGCGCGAATGCGTTTCCAGGCATCGGCTTTCATTGCCGCGGCCGGATGCGCCTTAATAAATTTAATCGCCCGCTCTTTGCCTTCGTCCGGCTCTTCTTCGCTGTAAATCGCATAGGTATACCCTTCGCGGTCGAGCGTTTCGCAGTGGCGGCGGTATTCGGTATAGGCTTCTATCAGCAGCTCAAGCGCTTTGCCGTCAAGCTGCGTAAGCACGCCGATCCCGTCAAGCTCCTGCGCAATCTGCTGGAACCAGTACTTGCCCATCTTGTCGAGATGCTTGGGAGTATTGGGTACCCCTTTCTCTGGCTTAGGCTCGCTCTCGTTTACCGGGCGTTTGGATGGGTTCCCCCTCACCAAAACCAGGTGCGACGGGGTTTTCGGTGGTCCTGACATGGGGGGAACTCCACTGAGAGGGTACTTTGGGGGTACCCATAAAAAAGGTTTCTAACCTGCGGCGATGCGAGAAAAACTTAGGCGGCGGTCCTCAGGGGCGTGGGCTCTGAACTCCTGACCCGCCCTCCCCCTCGGCCGACTTTATGAGAATGACTCTCATTTGATGCCATTTCTTTACATTTCAGCAGGTTGCTGATGGGTACCCTGACGACTTCTTTCGATTGCTGTCTTGGCCTTATGGCACGGCCAGCACAACGATTGCAGGTTGCTGTCGTCGTCTGTCCCGCCGTGGGCTTTAGGTTTTATATGGTCAACTGTGGATGCGGGTACAGGCTTGCCCTTCTTCAGGCATTGCTGGCAGATGTGCCGGTCACGTTTCAGGATGCGGGCGCGGATGATGTCCCACTTACTGCCGTATCCTCTCTGGTGCCGGTTCTGTCCACGTTGATGCTGTTGCCAGCCTTCATGCCTGTGGGCTTCGCAGTAACCGGAGCGATCCGTTGTTGTCTTTGAGCACCCTAGCTTTCGACATGCGCGGGGGATAGCTGGTGGCATGCTGGCTCCAATAAAAAACCGCCAAAAGGCGTTCAGTTGTCAGGATGGGATTCGAATCCACGTTCTAACAGTATCGGACACGTGCACCACTGCTTGATGTAGCTCATGTCATACTTAGTAGCGTCAGAGCTTTCATTCGGCCATCTCGCGTACCTGACTCAAAAATCATAACTTAGCTTGCTGAGGGATTAAGGCATGGCGAGTCAATTGGAGGGCCTTAATCTGGCATGGTGTGGCCATATTTTCTTCCCTTAAATTAAAATTAATGTTAAAAAAATCTTACCAATCACAACTGCAGGTGCCTCTTATGAAAATATCTCATTTAAGTTTGTTACTACTACTTGCTTCAGCTCAATCATTTGCAGCCGGTTTTAACAAGGCTGCAGATGCTGCTTTTAAAGCAAACGATCTCAAGACTTACTTCCATGAACTCGCAGAGTATGGTGGTGATAAAGAACAGTGTGTACAAATGCTAGACACCTGGAATCAGGGATTGGTTAACGGTGCTAATAACAATGCAAACCAGCCTGAGCAAAAAGATTTTGATAGGGCAAAAAGCAAATGTACTGATACAAAACACGTAAGTGGAGCAGCCAAGGCTGCAGCAGGTGTCGCCCACTAGCTACTTAAAGGCGTAGGGTCCTCTTCAGTCTGTCTGGTTCGACCCTGCGCCACGATCAAATCGATGAGGTACTCGCGACAGAACATCTCTTGTTTGTCGGTAAGTGCCATAATTTACTCTGGAGTTAAAATGGAAAAAATAGTTTTACGTGTTAGTGAAGGGCAAGATATCTCTTTCACAGGACAATTAGCTGCGGAAGGATTGGAATCAAATAAAGGTAAAAGAATAAGCTTGTACGATACTGAAAAGGGTAACTGGCTACTGGCTGTAACCAACATGAACGGTTTCTTACTCGAGCATGAAGTGCTTACAGAAAAATCAGCTGAACAACTTGTTAAGCTTTTAGGATATACCAGCTACGCTAAAGATATATACGCACAATTAGGTTTCGACACTTCAAACAAGCTCGATATCTAGCATTTTATTTATTTTTTAGGGGCTTTGATAAAGCCCTTTTTTAAGTGTTTCTTAGTGCATGTATTGACCACCTTGCCAATACGCCAGGCACCCAGATGACGCTGAATGATTTCACCCCGATTACCTGAGCATTCGGGGTTGTGATCATGTTCTATCCGCTTTTAAAATCCATTTAGTGATTTTTTATTTTTACATAACTTATCTGGGTAATTATCCTTTTTTCGCTTGTTCATCTTCGTGTTTGCTAAAGGACCAAGTTATTATTTTATTTATATCTAACTTATCTCTCTTACCCTGTATGTGTTTCCTGAATAAAATTAAAACTTCCCTATAAGACCTTGCATTATCATCATGTCCCAGCACCTTTGATAACTCTTCGGCCAAATCAACAGGGAACCACAAAAATGCTTCGTTTGTCAGCTGCCTCAACTTTTTCCTATCCTGGGGCATGGATGCCCATTCAGCCATTAATTCAGCTATTAACGCAGATTTCATTTTTATTTCATGCCTACGCTTTATCGATTGATCAATCCAGCCTTTAACCAAAACTTGGCCGATAAAGAGTATAAGGGCGATAAACGCTGCCCAATCACCTAAGTCATAACCCTTTAAGTATTCCACATTACCTCCTGCACCTGTTTACCTAACAAATCGGCTTTCAGGAGGATAACTTTAATTATGTTAGTTTAATTCAATCTGCCTGATAGCAGCTCGGTCAATGTTGGCTTGTCCCAGCAGACCGTACAGCTCTGCGGATAACTCCACCGCCTGGCCGAACGTCATGTTGTCAGGCACCGGCGGCACCTCAATCGGGCTGGTTAACTCAGCGGGAAGCGGCAGGTTTGGCTGGCTGATTGTCCGGTACTCCACCAGCGGTTTTTGCTGCGTCCCGCAACCGGTCAGCAGCGCCAGCGGGAACAGGAGCAACAGCGCACTTGTCCGCCGCAAGGTAACGTTTAATTTCACTCTGAAGCTTCCTGTTTTGCTGTGCTGTTTCTGCCCGTTGCTCAACTACCTGAGACATGACGACGTTTTGCTTATTCACTGCTGTGACCAGGTCATTCACTGAGGATGCCAGGCCATCATTTTTAGAACGCAGATCGTTAATCTGGTCGTCTTTGCTGTTTGAGAGCTTTTCGAGCCGCTCGTTTGTTGCCGTCAACTGGGAGTTGCGGGCATTAAGCCCCCACAGGCAAACGCAAATCAGGCCGATCACAATGAGGTGCGAGTAATTACGGATAAAGCTGATAATTTTCATGTGTTGAACAGCTCCTTTTCTCGCTTGCGGCGCGGCAGAAGCAGATCCGCGATTGTACCGGCACGCTTCCACTGCAAAAGCTGTTCAGCGGCGCCCGCATAGTCTTTCGCGTTAAGCTTTTTCAGCAGCGTGGAATTAACGAAGGCTGTCCGGCCAACGTTGAAAACGAAGCTACACAATGCGTCGTACTGGTTCTGCGTCAGCGGCACTTTCACATTGCCGTTAATGGCTGACTCTGCCCAGGCCAGATCGCTTAACAGCAGGCTGGTGGACTGAGCGGGCGTGATGGTCATCCCTTTTGCGATCGGCTTACCATCCACCGTGCCGGTGTGCCCGACGCCAATAGTCCAGACGCCAACCG